TCGTTAAATCTACTTTTTTATTTATAAAACTATTAGCCATTAATTTAAAAAGAAGTTTTGTGCTTCTACCTCATCTTTTAATTCTTCTTGAAATGTTGTGTTTAACTTCTCTACGATAGCATCAAGATCTCTAACTTGTGCCTCTGCTGTAAATAAATCATATTCTTTACTTGGTCTTGTTAATACTTGTACTATCTTAGCCATTATCGTCTACCGTCTGGTTGTATATCTAATCTAAATGTTCCTAACTTCCAACTTTGACTAGTCGCTGTATTTTCTATTTTTAATGCAACAGATCTTGCTCTTGCACGTGTATCTATTTTTAAAGTAGAAGAAGTTATGTCAAATGGACCTAGTGATGAACTAGCAGCTGTTTCATTTGGAAAGTTTCTTAATTGTAATGTAATTCTAGTTGTTCCTGTTTGTGATATAAAGTCTGGTATAAATCTTCTTATCTTCATTAAAAATTCACCATCTCCTCTAAGATCTGCAAGACCAGTTGACTGTCCTGTAATACCTCTTCTTTGACTTATATCAAAATCTCCTGATGATATGTTTGCAGCAATCGCAGCTATTGTACCGTTTCTATTTTGATCTGTCCCTGTTTCGTGTTCATAGTAGCTTGTTCTACCTTCTGTGTTGCCCACTACATCAAAAGATGTATCTGTATCAGCATCGTATTCTAAAGCGTGCGGTAAACCAAAAACAGCTGAGTCACGCCACATTGTTCTAGCTAAACTGCCAACTGTCCATACAGGTCTTTGTGCTGATGAATCAAAGTAATTATAACAAACCATTCTATTAACAACAGATGATCCTGTCTCTGGATAGAACCACATTACCTCACCAAATAAATTATTTAAACCTGCTGACACCATTTGATTACCAGATGCTAAATTTATATTGTTGTAAACAAAGTCCTCTACTAAACAAGGTAATGATTCTAACTTACCAGCATATCTAAAGAAACCATTCTCTGACATCCAATATGCAGCACCATCAACTTCCACACATGCATTCTGTCCAACAAGACCGCAGTTAGTTCCAACTTGTGCAAACGCAAACGTAAATGGTTGACCAACAAAACGTTGTGTGAATAATGCTGTATCCGTCCAAACATAAATTGCATCACGACCTCTAATCGCCCCTCTGATCTGTGATCCGTCGGCCAGTCTTTGTGTACCAGCTGTATTGGTCGCTGTAGGTGTATAAGTATTTATATCTTCTTGGTCCGAGAATCTAATAAACATATCATCTTGTGTAGACGTATCTCCAATAGTTGTTTCTGTTCCAAAGAATACTAAGTGTCTATCCGGTGTTGATACAACCATGTGTCTTGACGCTGTTGGTGCACCAGTAATAATCGTTGCTCTTGTATCTGTTGCATTTGACAAACTAGAGTCCCAAGAAAAAACAGCACCATCATGAATTAAACAAATAGCTTTATCACCAAAGTTATCTAAAGACCACATACCAGGTTCAAGAACTAAGTCACCAGATGCAGCTTCACCCCAAGCAACAAAGTCAGAAGTATTTGTAACAGTTGCTCCATCACTGTGAGCAGCTCTAGTAGTCCCTCTAACTGCTCTTGTAATTCCTGTTAAATCATTTCCTGAAACACCTGTGTATGATATTTCTTCTGTCCCCACTTTAATAAAGTTTGTACCTGAAGATGGAAAGTTAGTGGTGCTAGTTAACGTAATAGAAGTCCCTGATCCTCCAGTTCCAAATGCATTGTCTCCTAAAGCTCCATTAAGAGTTGTTGTAATAGCACCAGATGCTTCACCACCCCATGAACCTAATCCCCAGCCAAAACCTTTTGCTTGTACAGCTGGACCCACAGTGTAGTATTTTTGTATTCTAATTCCACCAGACGTAGTTGCACCAGATCCTGTTTCATTTGAAGGCATTGTAAGTGTTGCTGTTAAGTTAGTTGGTGTGCTTGCAACCATAAACTTTTTATTATCAAAATCAGATGCACTAAAATTAGATCCTGTAATTGTGGTAAAATTATCTAATAAAAGTATATCACCAGGAACTAAGTTATGTGCACTAGAAAAAGTTAGTGTAACTGTCGGTGATCCGTTAGTCGTGGAGAACGCATTTGTAAGAGTTGTCGTTGTTTGAATAGGATGTATGTCATAAAATACACCTCCTGAATATGCATATAAAATTCTGTTTGTTCCAATAATCGCGTATTTTCTACCTAAACTATTAACAAAATGATGTAGTCCTCTGCCTGCTCCTGTAAGTTCGTTTTCATTTAGAGTGCCTAATTGATTCCAACCACCTATTTTTTCAGGTGTGTTATATCTAAATCTAACATTATCACAGTCAGTCCACTGTCCTTCAGCTCCTGTAGCTGTTACTTGTTTGTTGATACCTGGTTGAAATCCTATTTTTTGTAGCATAGTAAACCTTTATATAAGGGTTTTTAGTGCATTGGTAGTGTAAATCTTAATATCTAGCGCATTCAGCAACAGGATATTTAAGCATTTTACCATTGTTACTTATAGAAAATATCACATTTACAAAGATTAGTCTATCCTCTTCTTTCTCATTTCCTGTAAATACATGAGCCGCGTGATATAGAGAAGAATCAAATAAAGCACATCTGTTATATACACCTTTAACATTTATTGTTTCTTCAAAAAAATCATTATTAAATTTTTTAGCTTTTTCTATTTCTGCCATTTCTTTTTTGTTCCTATTAGGATTTCCAAAATAATGATATTTTAATTCTTGTTTATCTAAGATTCTCATGGGACTTTTACGTTTGTAAAAACTCAATCCAGTATCAGTGTTTTTTGAAAGATAAACAACACATGTAAGTTCACTTGGTACGTCATGATGTATCCACCCATCATGTTTTAAATTAACAGGTATTTTTTGAAAACGAGCCTCTGCTTGATAAGATAACTCTTCTTGTGGATAATGTAGTTTTAAAGATTTACTTGTAATCCAATTAAAGAATTCTTGATCTATGTTATGAAGTGCATCTGTTCTTGATCCTGGTAATATATCTAGGTCTTCATATTTTAAAGACTTAGCATACTTAACAATATAATCAGGATCTTCAAAAAAATTATCTACTATTGTAATTGGAAATAACATAATCTACCACTTTTTAATTGGACACTTAAATTCTTTAAATTTAGTTTTTATCTTCATAAAACAAAAACATATTTTACATTGTTTTGTAAATGAAACAAAATGTTCACATTCTTTACAAATTTTATATCTTGTTGTTGGATCTGATATTCTCATTGTAAAGGAAATATACTTAAATTAATAGAATTATCATCTTTCTTTTTAATTTTTTTAAAATTTTTTAAATTTAAAACATCAAAAGCAATGGTTATTCTTTTCTTTTTAAAACCATCTAAAACCACAACTTTATGTTTTTTGTTACTTTCACCAATATATATCTGACCTATTTTATTATCTATCTCAAAATCTTCAAAAACAGTTTTTGTTTTTTCAGGATTTATTGAAATATAACCATGAGCAGTAGATCCAAAATGGTTGTGCCAATTTAAAACTTCGTCTTCTGTATGAATGTTTAACCAACTCTGAAACCATAAAGGTTCTTTAGTGCCAAGATATTCAAATATTATTTTTTTTAATTCTATAAGTAGTTTATAAAAAATAGGAGAGCCTGCTGTTAAAGAAAATACATTGTATTTTTTATAGTTCCAAGTAGTAGAGTTTTCTGTAGGAAACATTATTTTATGTCTATCTTTTCCTGCTAAACACTCCTTATAAAAAAGTTTAGCATTGTCTTTTATAAATTTAGATTGACGAATAAGATAATTATTTTTTATTCTTGTTTTCATAAAGTTTAGTAAATGCATTTGGTAAACCCAAATGTGGTCTTCCATCGTATAAATTATCTTTACTTTTAGATGTTACTTTATTGTAATGTAAAAAAACTTGAGCACACGTATTACCTTTAAATTTGTTTCTCCAGTGTTCTAAAACATCACCTCTATAAATTAACATGTCACCAGGATTTAATATAATTTTTATACCTTTTGATTTACTAGGCACATACTTACCATTTTTAAAAAAACCTTTTTTCTTATCTGGTTCTAAGTATATAGGCCAAACATCACCGCCAAGATTCATAGTTGTGGATATTTCACAACTATATCTATCTTTATGTCTTTTTAAAATATTGCCTTTTAGATAAAGCCTTGTGTAAGCATAATTTGGATATAATTTTAATCCTGTGTGTGCTTCTGTTAATGGATGTATTCCAGCTAATAAAGTTTCCATTGCAACATCACCATATATTGCAAATGAACCTGGGACTTGTGGGTCATTAAACACTCCATGTATATTTTCAAAAGGTGAAATATACTTTTCGTTAAATAAAGTATTAGCTACATTTCGTTTGATAGACAAATAACTATATAAAAATAAAGCTAGTTTTTTATCTATAACATTTTTTACTACTTTATAATTATCTTTTTTAAACATATGGATTTCCTACAACCCAAATGACTAACGAGTTTCTTTCTCCTCTAGTGACAGGGGTTACTCTGTGGTGCATAAAAGATGGGAAAACCACTATTGAACCTTGTGGTCTTATTTCTTTGCATTTATGAATTACACCTTTTCCTTTTAAATCAAAAACTCTAAATTCAAAATCACCACCTGAATATTCTTTTGGATCATTTAAAGATACTGTCATAGATAATTTTCTTATTTTACCATTTAATGTTTTATCTTTATGTTTTTTATAAGGTTCATCTCGAGCATCAAAATGCCATTTATAATACTGTCCTTTTTTATAAATTGTAAATTGAGCAGATTCAGCTTTATCTAATTGAAAATTCCAACCTGCGTTTTGATTTGCCATTTGAAGGTAGGGTAATACTGTTTTATAAATCCATTGTTCATTTAACCAAACAACATTAGAATCTCTTTGAGCAAGATTTGGTTTTGACTCATCGCCACCTACTTTGCCTTTTTTTTGTTTTTTTTGTTTTGCAAACTTAATTATATTTTCACAAATTTCTTTTGGTAAAATTGAATTAAATTGCCAATAATTATATTTAAGAATCATTTAATAATGGTTTATAATTTTAGCTTTATAAGCCAAGGTAGTTCTTAGATCTTTAAAATTATTCTTTAAAAAATAATATTTTAATCCAGAATTAAAAATAATTATTTTTCCAGGTTCCGTATCTAAAGTAATAAATTTTTCTTTGTAAATATTTTCAGGATATTCTATTACAAGCTCTCCTTCCCCATTTACACAATATAAAACTGTTAAATCAGGTGAATTAAAAACATCTTCAGTATTTACATTATGTCTACTAAAACTAGATTGACCAAGTCCTTCTACATTTGCAGACACTCCTTCATATCGTAACTGCATTTTATTATTTTTTACATATATTTGACCTACTACATAATCAAAAATCCAGTTGTATTCTTTTCTAAATTTTAAATTTAAGTCCCCATATCTATTTTTATCTGATGGTTCAAAAGAAGAAGTTGCTAAATCGTTTAAAATAAAACTATTTAATTCACTATTTTTTACGTTTGCTTCTTTAGGAAGAAAATCTTCAATAATAAATAGTTCTGAGAGTGTTTGTTTATTCATAAGTATTCCTTTATATTTTCTTTATGAAAACAAGAATACTATATTTTATATAGTTTGCCAAGAATTATTATCGGGGTCCCAATAATATCTTTCAGATTCAGGTGTAATTACTTGGTCGGCTTCATGTCCTTCCCATCTACCATTAGATTCATTCCATTCAGTAATATAGAATAGACCTTCTTGTAAAAATGGTCTTGGAACAGGTGGTTCCCATCTTGCTGCAGAAACATTTAATGTCCAACTTGGATAAGGTTGTTTTTCAACAAAAATATCATTAGTTGCATCATATATCATTCCTACTAAAGCATAGTTTCCTCTAAAAGGTGTCCCACCTAATTTGTGTTCACCCTGATATGTATTATATGAAGTTTGTTTCCACAAGTTTCTATCCCAACCATGTATCCCTTCTAAAAATTGTTGTCCTATAGATTCTACTTCTACACCTGCATTATCAGCTGTATCATTATTACCCACAACACTAACTGCGATTACTTCATTATCATTATTTAATTTTGCAAAATGAGCCATATTATTGAAATTGATACCTTAAAATTACGACGCCAGATCCGCCGCCACCGCCACCGCCAGATGGAGAATTTCCTCCTCCTCCGCCACCGCCAGTATTAGCTGTTGCTGAGCCTCCGCCGCCTGAACCGCCGCCACCTGGGCCAGCGCTTCCTGCACTTTTACCGAATCCTTGAAAGCCTGCTCCGCCTCCGCCTCCGCCACCTCTAGTGACAGATGATCCTGTGATTGCTGATGCTTCTCCGTCGCCGCCAGGTCCACCAGTAGCGTTACCTGGGCTTCCAGAACCGTTTGATCCTGGGTCAGAAGCACCGCCACCGCCTCCTGGACAAGCAGCATTTGGAACACATGCTCCAGCTCCACCAGGTGTACCTTGAGC